TAGTGTCATTACCATTTGTTGCGATTACCAGAATAGCGAAAGCTGGATATTATGCTGCTGAAAAAGTGGGTAAAACGGCATACCGATAACTGAGGTAGGAAAACTACCACTTTTGCTACTTTATGTGCGGGAAACATACCCTTTTCAGACCTCGATTTTTGGCGCTTACACCTTATTATATATAGTATATAGGGGCTTTTTGGCCTATTTTCGCGCCTTCCAGGGGGAGGGGAAACACCTGAGGGGCACTTTTTGAGGGGAGGGGAACACCTGAGGGACACTTTTGAGGGAGAAGGGGAATACCAGAGGAACGCTTTTATGGGTGTGTACCATCTTCCCGGAGCTGGGAAAATGATACGCATCCTGGAGGTGGGTATGAAACGGGGTTACTCCAGACGGATGATGCCTCTGACGAGGGCGATGGCGTGGAGGTATGATTTCTCCAGTTCGAATGGTGGGTACTTGGTGTTATCGGAGACGATGCAGATATGATCATCATCCTTGCCCGGCAGTACTCGCTTGATGATGGCTCCCTGATTGGTGTCGAGAACATAGGTCTTATTCCATTGGAAGAAGATGTCGTTCATCGGTATCTTCTGACAAGCCACGAGGTCGCCAGAGTAGTATGTAGGCTGCATGGAGTCGCCTTTTACCCTGATAAGGAAGTCGGCGCCCTTGAAGTCTGGTATGAAATAGTGCTCGCATTCGTACTCCATGAAGGAGATATCGGAAGTGAATGCGCCCGCCATGGCGCTGGTAGGTATGAGCGGAATTCCCTCAATACTTCCCTCCGGTAGTTTTTGAATCCGAGAAGAACATTCGCTATTTTTCTCTGATTTTCTCTGTTTTTCTCCAGATTTCTTCGTTTTTCTTTCCTTTTCGTCAGGACATGGTGCTTCATCAGCGCCGGAAGTACTCGTTTTGAGCATTGGTCCTTCGCCTGTCAAGAGCCAATCTGCAGAAATATGTTCGCACTTCGAGTATATCAACTCGATATCAAAGGTACTGCGAGAATCCCAGGTGTTAATTGTTTGAGGCTTAACACCTAACATTTTCGCAAATTGCGATTTATTACCACCTGTATAATGGGCAATTAATGCCTCCAAAATGCCTTTTTTATCCATATTGCGATATTATTTTATTCAAAATGCGAAAATAATTCCAAAAAAATTTGGTAGTTATTCGCAAATTGCTTATCTTTGCACCGTGTTTAAGATAAACACCGCGCCAAAGATACTAAAAAAGCGCGAGCTGGGCAAATTTATGAACTTAAAAAGTTATAATGATGGAAAATGTAGAGAAGGCCTTCAATGGCCTTGGTAGAACAAAGAAAGTGGAGTTTATCTCCAAGAACATCGAGCTTGCATCATCAAGCGCAGTAGCAGACTATGTGAAGGGATATCTCTTCGATGTGCTCAAAGATGTGGGTGATGATGAGTATGTAGCGACTTACCTTCGAGGTAAGGGCTATAAGGTTGAGAAGAAATAGAGTACCTCACGCTCCGTATAATTGAAAACTCTGGAATGGCAACCCGGAAAGACGGGCAAATTGGACTTAGGTTGACTTCTCGGAAAGACGGGATGGCAGGCTGGAAAGACAGCCATATTTTGGGAAATGTTTAACCGTGAGGGTGCGGTGGTAAAGGCTGCGCCCTCGATAAAAAGAGATTAAGATGAAAAAGTCTATTTGTCAATTTCGTCAATCGCGCGGAAAAGCGACTCGTCGAAACCATCGTAGCTCTCAAAAACTTTATTTGCGAGTGCAGCGTCTTGAGGAGCAACTCGACGAACTATGTTCAATTCTCCAAGATTACCTTGCAGATAAGCAATATCCATCAGAACCTGCAGGTGGTAACGTCGGCGAGCAAGAAGCTCAGGCTGCTGTCCTGAATCGGTTAGCCCGAAATCGGAAGAAGCAAGAATGTCTCTCTCGTATTTGTAGTTTAAATAGCGAGAGAACCAGATAAGTATTTTGAGCGAAAAATACTTAATGTTTGCCATAAGTTTAGTTTTCTAAGGGTAGAAAGAATCAGGATTAACAACGAGCCGGGCAACGTATCCCGGCAACTTGGAGGTAGCTGGGATGCAGGGCGCACGGAGAAGTCTGACAGAGGCTGGACGGCTTTTTATTGCCAGAGTTTTGGCCGGACAGCATGATAACTGCATGGTAAAATTTGGAAAGAAAGGCGGTTCGACTCCGCCTTCCTCCACCATTAGAAAAGGATTATAATATTGTTAGAATATGAAAAGAGCAATAGACGTAAGCACGAAGGTACGCGAAGGAATACGCAAGACCTTCAAGGTGTCGGACCAGTCGATATGGCTTGCCCTCACCTTCGACCCCAAGCGGGGAGAAAGCGATAAGGCGAAACGCATCCGCCAGTACGCCAAGATTAACGGCGGCGTGGAGACGGTGGTGGCTGAGAAGGATGACACCCTACTCTTCGACCATGAGGGAAGCTTCAGACAGTACTTCACCAACGGAGCGGTGCTGGAGTTTGACAAGAAGACGGGTAATGCTACCATCTTCTTCAAGGGTAAGGTAATGGCAACTGTGGACAACGTCCGGGTGAGCGAGATGGCCTCCCTGCAACGCTACGCATCGGCATGGAACGATGAGGCAGCCGGGCACGTACAGGAGTGCGAGGCTTTAATGGCCAAAAAACAGCTTAAAGGTAAAAAAAGTAAAAAGAGCCTTCTTGCTGATTAATTATCATAAAAAGAAGATTATGGACATTACTTGGTATCTGATTACTGCCATCGTATGTCTCTCTGTAGGCATCTGTATGGGTAGAAACTGGGATTATTTCACCAGTGAAGAATAAAGAAAGGTTATAGTTATGGAATATTACGGCAATACACTTTGTGTATCAATAAATGACCTTGTAAATCATAATATTATGAGTTACGAGTGTTACAAGTCAATGTGCCGCCGAAACAGCCTTAATGTTATGCGGCAAGGGAAAGGGGCAGGCAATATTGCGTTAATTGCCGTAGATAGCTTGCCAACGAAATATAAGGAAACTGTAAAAGAAGTGTTCCCCGGAGGTCCCGAAGTAAGGCTGCGAGGATGGATCACTTCCAATTATGAGGTAGATCAGCACGCCATGTGCTACTTCCAGAGCAGGCAGCAGACAGGCTTGGACCTGTCGGCAGAGAAGATCCAGGAGTATGTGACGAACGCCTCAGTGCTCAATACCTGTATCAAGCTCTACGAACGCGCCTCTGCCTACCGCAAGCTGATGGGCGAACGCTACGACTGGAATATGATGGCCAAGACCATCAAGATATTGAAGGAAACCTATCATCATACCCTACCCGAATCGACACTGAGATTCCGAAAGAAGGTGAATGAGTATAAGGCTGGCGGCTACGGCGTACTGATCAGCTGTAAGTTCGGCAACCAGAACACCCGAAAAGTGGATGTGAAGACCGAAAAATTAGTGCTTGGTCTGCAATGCCTTCCTAACAAGCCACTCAACTCACAGGTGAAAGACCTGTATGATGCTTTCGTATGCGGCGAGCTCGACGTATATGATATTCAGACGGGCGAGCTGTTCAACCCGGAGGATTTCTGCGACAAGGACGGAAATCCGAAGAGTTTGAGCGACAGCACCATCCGCAACATCCTGAACAAGCCTAAGAACAGGCTTATCTGGGATAAGAGTCAGCTGAGCTGGAGCACCTTCATGCACGAGAGTATGCCTCACATGCACCGCCATGCCGGAGAATACTCGCTGAGCCAGATAACCATGGATGACGTGGATCTGACCCGTAAGTTGAAGGACACGAAACTGAGGGTGAAAGCCTACTATGCCTACGACTCGGTGAGCCAATGCGTGTTAGGCGCCAGCTATTCCAGGGACAAGGATCAGAACTTAGTGAAAGAATGCTTCAGAGAGATGTTCAGACTGATAGCCAAGCACGGCTGGGGTATTCCGGCAGGTATCGAGGTAGAGAATCACCTGATGTCTGAATACAAGTACACCCTGCTGCAGGAAGGAACGGTGTTCAGCTATGTGCGCTACTGTGCGCCACTGAACTCACAGGAAAAGCAAGCGGAAAACCTCAACGGAGCCAAGAAGCGGCGCATCATTCACCGCAACCACGTAGGTATCGGCCGATTCTACGGCAAGTGGAAATACCGAGTGGAATCCAAGAAGATAAGCGATGCGGGCAATGATACCTGGGAGGATAAGCAGTACTTCACCTTCGATGAGCTTGTGGCAGACGACCGCCGCGACAACTACGAGTGGAACCATACGCTGCATCCTAACCAGAAGAAATACCCCGGTATGACCCGATGGGACGTGCTGATGGAGCATATCAACCCGAACCTGCGCCCATTCGATGCCATTACCCTTGCCCGATATATCGGCGAGAAGGTGGAGACCTCGGTAAGGCGAAACTCTACGGTAAGAGTAGCCTATGCAGACTGGTGGCTGAGCAAGCCCGAAGTACTGGAACGCTTAGCGCCTAACAACTACAAGGTAACCGCCTACTATCTGCCGGATGAGGACGGGAAGCCGCAGGATGTATTCATCTTCCAGGGCGACAGATTCATCGACCAGGTGGAGAAGGTAGAAACCTACAACCGAGTGATGGCAGAACAGACCGAGGAAGACCGCAGGAAGTTCTATCATCAGCAGAAGAAGGTAAGGGAGTTCAATACCTACGTAGATAACAACATGGTTCCTGCTCTCGGAACAATGGAGGCTGAAAGGGACGTCGGCACGACCGACAGTCGGGCAGACGAACCGGAAGAGATAAAAGAACTTACTGCAGATATGCCAGACACGGAGCCAATAGACGTCTTTACGGACGACGAAACCGAGGAAGATATCCTGCAGCGTGCAATCGACATGATATAAACTTCAAAAACTTATGGCAATGATAACAACAGAACAGAAAAAGAAGATTTTGGCGGCGATGGCCCAAGACCGTGTCCGCTTCGACAGTGACAGTAAGCACGCCAAGGTGCTCGGTTTGGCCACCTCAGTCTATTCCATGGTCAAGCAGGGACAGACAGACCGAACCATCAGCGACGGCAACTGGATACGCTTGGCCAGACGCTTGGGCGTAAGTCTGCGCCACGAGATAGAATGGAAGACGGGAAAGACCGACACCTTCATTATTGTGACGAAGCAGTTGGAGACCGCACAGAGTTCCGCCCTCTCGATGATACTCTGCGACGAGCCTAATATCGGCAAGACCTACACCGCCAAGTATTACGTGCAGAGTCATAAGAACGCTGCCTATATAGACTGCTCGCAGGTGAAGACCAAGCGCCGCCTGATACGCAAGATAGCGGCAGAGTTCGGACTTGACAGCAAGGGAACCTACGGAGATGTATATGAAGACCTCACCTACTACCTCCGCTCCATCGACTCACCGCTTATTATCCTCGACGAGGCAGGCGACCTGCAGTATGAGGCCTTCTTGGAGCTCAAGGCACTCTGGAACGCCACCGAGCACTGCTGCGGCTGGTATATGATGGGAGCCGACGGGCTGAAGGAGAAGATTAACCGAAGCATCGACTGTAAGAAGGTGGGATATACCGAAATGCTGAGCCGCTACGGCGGGCGATACTGCAAGGTGACACCCGACGACGGCAAGGAGCGCGAGAAGTTCCTGATGAAGCAGGCTGCCATCGTGGCAAAAGTGAACGCCCCGGAGGGATATGACATCGCCACCATCGTGAGACAGACCCGAGGCGGATTGAGACGAGTATATACCGAGATAGAGAAACTTAAATTAGCATAGATATGGAAATAAAGATTAAAATAACGCTGTCTGACGGAAGTCGTAGAGTTCTGAAAGCCCCCAACACCTTGGAAAGTATAGACGAAAATCGTGAAGCTGGTTTTGTCATGGTCAATGGACAAGTATTTTATGGCTTCTGTGATGGTGATGTTGATGAAGATGGAGATTTCTGCATCATGCAAACCATCCATGGTATAGGGCTACCATTTAAAAGCCTTATTGGTTGGTTTTACAAGTCGAGCGGAAGAAAGAAATCAACTAAGAAAAAGTGATATGGCTAAGCGAGCGTATAGTCCCAGGGAAATACTGAAGATGACTTACAAGCCGATACCCTGGGATGGAGAATGGGAGCGGTGCTTCGGGCAGCCGGATATGCATGATACCTGGTTTATCTCGGGACCATCGGCTGGTGGTAAGAGCTCTTTCGTGATGCAGCTCGCCAAGAAACTCTGCGAATACGGCGTGGTGCTCTACTGCTCTTATGAAGAGAAAGTGAGCATGAGCTTCAAAGAGCGTATCGAGCGGTTTCACATGGAGGAAGAGCAAGGGAGGTTTAGAGTTTGCGTGGATTCGGATATCGACAATCTGAGAAGGATGCTGAAGCAGCGCAAGGGCCCGAAGTTCATCATCGTGGACTCCTTCCAGTACTCTCACTGGGAATACGCACAGGTAGAAGCCTTGGTGAATGAGTTTCCCCGAAAGAGTTTCATCTTCATCTCGCAGGAAGCGAAGAGCCAGCCATTGGGCAAGCCTGCAGTCAGGCTGAAGTACATGGCGGGCGTGAAAGTAAGAGTCGTCGGCTATGAGGCAGTCTGCCAGGGGCGATTCATCAGAGAAGCCGGAGCCACCTTCAGAGTATGGGAGGATGGACTCATCCAAATAAGCAACAGCTTTTAAAGGTAAAAAAGTAAAAAGGTAAAAAAGTAAAAAAGAGCCTTCTTGCTTATTAAAGGTAAAAAGTAAAAAGAGCCTTATTGATAATAAAGAGTTTAATGTTTAATTAATAAAAACCGAAAGATATGAAGGAGATTATCAGTACCATCCAGGAATGGTGGAAGAGAATGGATGCCGAGCATCATCGCAAGCAAGTGATGAAACGCGAGAAGGAACTTCGGCGCGAAGCCCTGCGCAGAATCCAAGTGAGGGAGTATGAAGGCCTGTTGTATTTCTGTTATAACGACATCCCTCTGATCGAGGTTGAAAATTTCTGCATGAGTGCAGAGTATTTATTGCAAAGTGTCCGTGACAAATATGTCGACTATCATCTCACGAAAGACAGTCTGGAGCGATGAAGAGTTACGGAAGATTCTGGCGCGCCTGGAACCGCCTGAGTCATCGCGACAGCGAGGAGGAGAAGCGCTTGATGGTGCAGAACTGGACCAACGGTCGCACGGAGCATCTGAGCGAGATGACGCAAGCCGAGTATGACGCAGCCTGCAAGGAGCTGGAAGCCGCCAGCGGCTACGACCGGGAGCTGAAACGCAGGCGCAGCATCTGTCTTCGTCTGATGCAGGGCCTGCAGATCGACACCAGTGACTGGCAGCGAGTGAACGACTTCTGCCGCAACCCCCGGATCAGCGGCAAGCCTTTCGGTCGTCTGTCGGTGGAGGAACTGGAAAGCCTGAGCGTGAAGCTTCGCGCCATTGCCCGCAAGGGAGGCTTAGTAAGCGAAGAACGAAGCGTGAAGCATGAAGAGCAAAACATCAACAATCAATTCATATTAATAAGCAAAGGAAGCAATGGAAACAAAGAAAAACCCAATTGACCTGTCGCAGATGACGGCAGAAGAGAAGAAGGCGCTGCTCGCCCAGCTCAATGCTGACGCCAACGAGAGTCGCCAGGCCAAGCGCGATGCCTACGAGGGTCTTCGCGCTGAGTTCATGCACCGTGTGGAAGAGTTCTTAGTGAACGTGACCGCCGACGTGAAAGGTTTCAAGCAATGGCTTGAGAAAGAGTCGGAAGGCTTCATCTCGGTGATGCGCGACTACGGCCAGCTGAAGAATGCCGACCAGCGCAACTACACGATCACCGACGGCGACTTCCGCCTGCAGGTGGCGAGCAACAGCGTGAAGGGCTTCGACGAGCGTGCCGACATGGCAGCCGAGCGCTTAGTGGCCTATCTGAAGAACTACATGCAGAAGAGCGAGAAGGGCCAGGAAGACCCGATGTACCAGTTGGCGATGACCCTCTTGGAGCGCAACCAGCGTGGCGACCTGGACTACAAGAGCATCTCCAAGTTGTACGAGCTTGAAGACCGCTTCGGCGACCAGGAGTACAAGGACATCATGACCCTCTTTAAGGAGTCGAACGTGGTACAGAAGACAGCCGTGAACTATTACTTCTTCCGTCGTCACAAGGAGACGGGCGTGTGGATGCGTATAGAGCCCAGCTTCTGCAGGCTGTAGAAAGGACTTTTAAAGGTAAAAAAGTAAAAAGGTAAAAGAGCCTTCTTGCTGAAGTTTAATTAGAAAAGCATACGATCATCGATGAGGAATCTGAAGCGCGGCCGTCGAGGCTTGAGTTACAAGAAGCGCGTAGCCGACATCAACAGCATATACGACAGATATGCGAAGCTCGGCATATCTAACCGCGAGATATGGCGCCGCTATATCTACCCGCACTATGCCATCTCGGAGCGCCAGCTGTACAATATCCTCAACGCCAGTGCCGACCCCCGCAACGAGATTCCAGTCGATGATGAGCTTTTCTTGCAGTTTGACGAACCTGACGAAAGTAAATAAGAGCGTATGGAAGAGATTGTCAATCGTATCGTAGCCTATGCCAAGCAACAGACCAAGGAGCTGTCTCTGCAGGACCAAGCCTTGGTGTATCAGGAGTTGGAGGGCCGCATGTCGGACCTGAATCTGCAAGCCCTGCATGATGACTACTTGGCTGACGGGCTGTATTGCTGATTTAAAGGTAAAAAAGTAAAAAGGTAAAAAGGTAAAAAGAGCCTTCTTGCTGATAAAGGTAAAAAGGTAAAAAGGTAAAAAGGTAAAAAGAGCCTTCTTGCTGATAAAAGACAAATAAAGGAGACTATGGACGTAAACAAAGACTTGAGCATTGTGGTGCGCCACATCCTGTCTGACATCCGTGTGGAGATCGGTGACGAGTTCGACAAGAACTTCGAGCGCCAGGGGTTCTTTACCAAGGCATGGGCAAGACGGAAAAGTCCGATAAGAGGCGACGGACATATACTCGTAGCCTCGGGCGACCTGAGGAAGAGCGTTCAGAGCCGGAGCGATGCCACCTCTATCACGTTCTTTTCTTCCTCTCCCTATGCAGCCATACATAACGAGGGCGGAGAAATCAAGGTGACGGAGAAGATGAAGCGGTATTTTCGAGCCAAGTTCTATGAGTCGATGGGAATGACCAAGAAGCAGGGCGGCAAGCGTCGCACTTTGACGGATGGTGGCTTCTATGCTTGGACTTCCAAGATGAATCTTAATCCCAATGCCGAGTTCTGGCGGGCTATGGCGCTGATGAAGGTGGGCAAGACCATTAAGATCCCGAAACGCCAGTTCTTGGGTATGGCCCCGGAAGTTGAGAGAGAAGTGACAAAGATTATCGAGGATGAGCTTGAGGAGTATTTTAATCATTTAAATATTTAATGTTTTAATTATGGACGGAAGACTAAGTTTATTTAGCGACGTGAAACGTGCCATCGAGGCTCAGGTGCCCGAGGTGCAGCACGTGGACCTGTACAACGAGAATGTGGAGTATGTGGACGAGGAGAGCCCCTGGCAGCGCCCTGCAGTGTTTATCGAGATAGGCGACATAGGCTGGAGGATGATGGCGGGCAAAGAGTCGATGCAGCGCGGCGAGGGCGAGATGCGGCTACACATTGTGACCGACTGGATGGAGGGCGGCTTTGAGGCGGCCTGTATCCTGATAGAGAAAGTGCTGAAGGCGCTTGTAGGCATAGATAGCCAGACCGTGACAGTGTACTACCCGGAGACGACGATGACCTGTCGCAGTCATGGCGAGTTGATGGAGAATATCGAGGTCATGAAAGTGAGGTATCTTCGTAAGATCGGATAAAGGTAAACATACGCTGGTACGGCTACGAGAAGATAAGTTTCAAGAGTTAAGGAATATCTTATATCATATATTTACACTGTTTGTTAGTAATTTATTTTTAGATGTTATTAAACAATTCGTTCTTGTAAAGCCCGCGAGGGTGTCAGAATGTTTTAAGTTAGCAGTATGCCCTGCGGCTTTTTTAACTATACTCTCATTTCGGGGTTGGCGAACCCCAGCAGGCTGTGAAGTCCCGCGAAGATGAATAGATCGTCTTTTGGTTTCTTAGGTTTAAGTTTTGTATACATAGCCGCAGGCGGTCGGGGTTGGCGAACCCTGAAACGACAGAGGGGGCTGCATCGTGATGATGCAGCCCCCTTTTTGGCTCAAGTAAGAGTTATTCTCCGTCGCCTCCACCCTGTGGTGTATCTCCACCTCCAGGCTGTGTGCCCTGTGACGCGTCTGATGACGAGGAACCACCGCCCCCTTGCGCTGGGCTATCACCTCCCGAGGCAGGCGGTGTGTTGCCATTGCCGTCCTTCTGCGCCTTAGCTTTTCGCTTAGCTTCTTCCTGCTCGTTGCGGCTTGCCACGAAGTTGAAGGCTGCTTCCTTCTTCAGGTTCTCGAAGAGGCTGCCTGGAGTCCACACCACGTTCACCTTCTCCACACAGGTGGCAGGGTTGTAATCCTTGGCGAGTTCTGTGCCCTTGCCGTGCAGGGTGACGTAGAATTCTCCGAGCTTGCCTAACTCCACCTTCTTGCCGGCTAAGAGCATTTCGCGCAGACACTTCACGGCCTTGCCGAGGATAGCTTCCACGTCTTCTGCATCGTATGTGCTGCCGTGGCTTGAGATATGCTCGCTGAATTCGGCGAGTGTCATCTTCTCGGTGTACTGAGCCACACCGTAGGCTTTCTTTGGGTCCTGCTTCTTGGCAGGGTTGCCCAACATTGCAATACTGTAATTGATCATTTACTTTTTAAGATTAAAATGTGAATATAATGGTGATAGAACACCGTTAGAATATTGTTTTTGCATCCCTATAGGGACGAGGCTCCATCCCTAATAGGGACTGAGGCTCATCGGTAGTAGGGATAGGACCCCAGCCTTAGTAGGGGCTGAAACGGCATAATATTGCCGCAGCTTTGACGTTTATATATGTTGTATAACTTAAAATATTGATAGATTATGTGTTATTTTATTATCGAATGTACATTGGCGCAAGAGAGAGTTCAGTTGCATAATATACGGCAAGATCTGGAGCGGCGACATCAAGCTTTAATACGCTATTTGACAACGTTAGACGCCACCATCCTTGGTATTTTAGCTGTTTTTCTTGATAAACAGCAAACGTCCCTTTTTCCTCTGTCTCCGACAGTTGTTGGTACGTCCTTACTGTTCTTGTCTTTAGTTTCGGGGATATATTATATCTGTATGATCCATCGACAAGCTGTGAAAGTATATAGGCATCTTTGCGCAGAAGTTGAAGGAGTGTCTCATTCTCACCTCTCAGCCGCAAACAGCCCATTCGGCTCAGAATTTGCTGCCTTATTTTGCCCAATAAGTTTGTGCTTGGGGCTTCTATCCTTTTTGGTAGGAGTATTCTTGTAGGTATTTGCTTTTCCTTGCTCATATTCTTTGGATTTGCTGCCGGGAAAACGGCGAAATAAAGCCGTTCCATTTGATTTTTCTCTCTTTTCTTGCTCATATTCTTGCGAGTTTAAAAAGTTTATTGTATCTTTGCGGTGGAAATAGCTTCAACGTCCCAATGGTTCCTTCGACGAGCCGCGTGGATGTTTGGAGCTATTTCTTTTTAAAAGCATTGTAAAGAGTTTCTTTTTTGTCTTTCCTTATCTCAGCCTTAAGCTGCCAAGTTTCTCCGCTGATTTCAATTTCGTATTCATTGTACCCGGTGGCACCTCTATCCTTTTTCTTTTTGATATTTCTTATATCTATCTCGGATGTCATATCCTTTACTTCGCCAAGAGGGCTGAACCGAACGAATCGGAGGTTCTCCAAATGCTGTGCTATCCATTTCTGCGCAGCGACCTCTTCGGCGGTCCTGGCATGATCCAGTCTGAGACGTAGTGTCTTTTTGGTCTGGAAGTAGTTGCCTGTTTGCAAGCTTTCAGATTTCTTTGTGAAGTTTTCAGAAGACCGGAGTAACTCCTTCTTGCTTACACATACTTCTGATTTATCTCTATTCAGGGCGCAATTTTGTACGAATTTACATGCAGCACATATCTCGTTGTCGGGGAGACTTAGAGTCAGCTTTCCCTTCGCCACATCGCAGTCATTACACCGCCTGATGGTGTAAGGGTTATAGTCGGGCATGGTTTTGCCCTGCTTGCCACTGTTGAAGCGGAAAATGTTATATCGTTCGCCGTTCATGGCTTCCTCGCCCCTGCTCATGGCTTCAGCGTGCTCTGTGGCCGGATATTTCTGCTTGCGCACCTGGACCACAGTACAGCGGCAGTTGTGTACAATGCCTACGGGCACGATATACGACTCATCTTTGTCGATAGAGAGGTTAAACACCTTGGTATTTCGATTCTTTTTTGTAACTTTGCCCTCAACCAACACATAACGATCATGGAAAAAGGTATTTCTCAAGAAATCAAAGAACGAGTGGAAGCCATCGAAGGAATGAATATCCTTGATGCCGCAAAATTCAGATACGTCACAGAACAGAGAAGCTTCAGATGGCTCGTTGCCTATTGGAAGGTGAACGGAAGAACTGTGCATCGCATTCTTAGCAAACTGGGCATCCCTATCAGGCATGGAAGCGCAGCTGTCCGCATTCAATGGATTGGAGCGGAAGAAAGAAGAAAGGATGCAGCCAAACGTCTTGCTCAGACAAACCATGAACTTGCAGCTAAAGGACTTCACGTGCGCCAGGGTAAGACCAAGGAAAATAGCGCCCTCATTCGTGATATATCGAACAAATTGAAGCGCACCTCTTCTTTGCTTCGACCATCTGTAAGAAAGAATGCGATCGAAAATTCCCTTGCCACTCGCAAGCTTCATCCAGAGCGGATGAGCGCACTGGGTTTGCCATTGAGTGAAAGCGAAGAAATCATGCGAAGCCACCTCCTTGCAATGGGCTTTCCATTCGAGGTTCGCAAGCTTATTGGAGGCTACGTCGTAGATTTCTTTATTAAAGAACTCAGGCTTGTGATTGACTGCCAGGGACGCAACCGCTTTCCCCTTTCTTATACACGCCATCAGTGCATAGCAAAGGAGGGTATATGTGTTGCCTACTGCGTGAACGAGCAGGTGAAGCGGAGAACGTTCACCGACCTGGATAATTATATCTCCCTTGTGAAGGTTTTCCGCAGCGACCCATCCTCTCCTTGTGCAGAAGCGGTGATTTGGGGTGCATGTGGATTTCGCCCCTTTGGTGATGATAGTTACAAGGTCGCCCTCAAACGGACGGGAAAGCGTGGCTGTTACCTCACGGAACTCTCCACTTCCTCCGATTACTGAGTCTCCCTTCTTGATGCTGGCGATGTGTTTCCAGCCATTAGCGGTAAGTACGGGCGTATTAGGAAGGAAACAGTTCCATCCATTCGGTGGGTAATAGGTTTCCCAGAAAGAGTCGCTCATGGGGAGCGTCACCCCATCGAGGGCAGCGTGTTCCGGGCGCACCTTGTCATCCTTGGCCGTACGGTACTGCAGGTTGTATCGGTCGCCATCCTCACTGAACTGTTCCCACTTGGCCGCCATGGTGGCAGAAGCCTGTACGAAGTTGTATTCGGCGTGCAGATAGTTGGCATTGTAGGTGTCGTTGATCTTCCGGACATCATTCAGGAAGCGTTCGAACGGCTTTTTATTGCCATTCTCATCGAGCATGGAAGGGAAAGCCTCGTTGAGCTCGTGGAACGTCTTGATGCCCGAGAAGATGTAGTTGGAGCGGGTAAGACGCTCGCGCATCTTATCGCTCATCTCTACCTTTTGGAAGCCGCCATCAAGGATGCCCGCATGGGTAGTAATGAATTCCTGTGCCTCGTCGCTTGCCAGGATGTTGATGTCGAGCTGCGCTCCCTTCTGACGGAAGAGTCCCTTCATCATCTTATTGAACTTACCAGTGAGTCGCGACTTGATCTCCTGCCACTGCTTATCGCCCATGAGCTGGATAGCGTCGGGTACGTCCATGCCCTTCATCATCTCCTTGTATCTCGAGTGTAGCCCCTCGTAATCTTCGGGGCTCAGTCGAAAAAATTCTTCAGGTCCTTTTTGTTGTCCTTTGGGTCTTCCTTTGAGTCTTTCTTCGTGTCTGCAGGTTCACTGCCAAAGAGTGAAGGCTGCTGGATACGTTCACCTACGGGCATATTGTATTTGTCGGCGAAGTACTTGCCGTCCACCTCGTATCGGTCGGAGATCATCTTCTCGTACTCCATCTGCTGCTCCGGAGTGTAGCTTGGACTGTCATCCCAAGCGAAGTGATAACCCTGCAGAGGAAAACCGTGGCTGATCATGCGAGGAATCAGCTGGTTGTTGATGGTGTTGGCGAGCAACTTGGCATCGCTCTCCACTAAGTTTTCAAACACCTTCAGATGGGTCTGGCTCTGCGAGAGGCTGCTACCGTCCTCGATAGTCATGGTCTGGCCTATGATAAGTTTGGAGATTTCGGAGTTGGCACGATCCACACGCTTGTCGTAAACGTTGAATGCATCGCTCTTGGCACTTTCTACGATTTGGATTTCTGTGCCCGTAGGCAGTACGGCATAGCCAGCCTGACCCATGCGCGCCATCATGTCGTCGATGCGGTCCACCTCCTTCTGATCCCTGGAACTGGTGGTGGCAACGCGCAGCGGCATACCGAAGATCTCGCTGAAGACGTCCCATGCCGCCAGTACGTTCTTCTTAGGTATGCAGTGTAGCGAAGCTTTGAGGTAGAGGCCGAGGTCGTCGGGTCTGCCCACCTCGATGAGGTTTCCGAACCATTCCGGCTCGTGGTAGTCGATACCCGTAGTCCAGTCCTGTCCGAGGTCGGTGATGACGCGGTGGTGCTCGGGTATGACGTACTTGCGATCTACCAACGTCACACTGTTATAAGCGAGGCATCCGTCGCCATCGGTACCGAGGTCTCCGAGTTCGATGAGCGAATGACCCCAGTAGGGAGTAGTAAGCACGAGGCGGCAGAACTCCACGAACCATTCCTGCTCAAGGAAGTGGTTGAGGTCGTCGTTGGGTGTGCCGTTCTTGTCCTCCAACTTGAAAGAGCGAGACATGACGAAGCCCTTTCGCTGGTCGATACAGCCAGAGAGGTGGGCATCTATCTCGGTGTCGCGATAGATGTCGTAGAGCGCCTGCCGGTTGGGGCTTTCCACGCTGATGGCGAGTTGCCACGCACGTCGCCACTTCTGTATGTCGCCTTTGGTGAGTGCCTCGGTGGTACGCTGCAGTTTGGCGATGATGCTTTCCACCTGTCGGCGGTTGTTCTTGCCTACCAGTTCGATGTTACCATATTTGGTTCTCCAGAGCTGCGGTCGGCCGAGGAATGCTCTCCAGGCATCCTCTATGCGGTCTTTGGCTCTATTTATGTTCAATCTTGCCATTTTCGTTTAATGTTTAATTTAAAAGTAAAAAAGTAAAAAGGTAAAAAGAGCCTTTTTTCCGATTACTATTCCGACTAATACTTTACCAGCTGTGGCGGTCGGGCCCGTTGCCGTATGCCAGGACACCTCCCTGCGAGATGTCGTTGCCCGACTCGTCAGTGGCGACGGGCAGGTCGGGTACTATCTTGCCCGCCTGGACGCCCTCGAGCCACTTGACGGCCCTCTCGTAACGCTCCTTGCGGGTCTCGTAGCCCATACGGTTGGGGAGCGATGCAGACATGTTGTAGAGCGCGATGTCGGCGGTGTACATGACGAGCTGGCGGTTGCGCTCGTCGCCTTGTGTAGCAAAGATGCGGTCGGTGTCGTACTTAGGTCGCAGATAGCCTGCCACTTCCTCCTGTGCCTCCGCAATGGCGTTGCTGATGTTATCCGGGTCGGCACCCGTGATGGCCTTGAGCGAAGCTTCGCTGCTCACGACCTTGAAGTCTTCCTGTGTGATGAAACTCATAATTTAATGAGAAATTAGAAATGTTTTTGTTACCATGAATTCTTTGGGCGCATTCTCTTGACTATTCTCGGAACGAAGGCAGCCACTCTGCCCTGCTTCTGGAGGATATAGATGGCGCCCTCGTCGGCATCGGGCGCATCGTCGTGCGCACGGCTACCGTGCTCGAGCGAGAGTGTCTGGTCGATACCTACCTGCATGTCTTCAGACTCCTTGAGAGCCTCGTTGTAGAACACCACACCACGCTCCCAGAGTGGAGCTACGGACTCGATACGCTGCAGCTTGTCGGGCTTCTTGCGGTTGTCGGCCGTGATGGGCAGCTGGTAGCCGCGCAGGTCGCCCTCGGCGGCAAACTCATCGAGGGCAGTGTCCTGCATCAGGTTTGCCTCCATGTAGAATTGGATACTTGCGCCTTCTTCTAAGCTTCGCTCGTAGAGATTGTAGAGCCATCTCACCATGGCGCCTGTGGTGTCCTGACGCACGAAGCAGTCGATGAGGTGCAGTTCCTTGCCGATGCTTCCCCAGAGTCGGCACGCCTTGTAGTCGTTCTCTGTGGTGGACTTCCAGGACGGGTCGGTGTAGCAGACTAAGGCATCGTACTTCGAGAGCTTCGGCATACGCTTATACTTGATCCATTCGTGGCGGAAGATGGTACCGTCCTTGATAGGGTTGTGCATCATCTCCTTGTTCCAGTCGCGGTAGCCCACGAATTCACGGTAGGCATCCACCTCCTCGCGCGTCCATTTCTCCTGCCATGTAGGGTCTCCGTTCTTGTCCACGGCATACACCTTGGAGAGGAACACGCCCTTGGTGTGGGCGATGTTGAAGAGTACGGAGTTCTTGGAAATAAGGTTGCCCACCATGATGAAGCGGCCACGGCCCACGTCTAAGGAACCGAAGAGAGCCGACTTGACCCACGAGGTGAGTTCACGGACGCGCTTCTCGTTCTTGCAGAGTTCGTCATCATCGAGGTCGTCGATGACGATATAGTCGGGACGTGCCTCACGGTCGCGCAGACCACGAGGACTCTGACCGCGGCCACAGGCCAGGAACTTGACGCCGCACTGTGCCTTGAACTCACCATCGGTCCAGTCGCCACCAGAGGGTTTCTGTTCTCCGAAATCCGCTTTGAGTCGGTCGTTGTATTCCAGTTCTGCCTGTATATCGCCCAAGAGTCGGCAGGCAGCATCCTCGCTCTTGCCCACGATGACCATGAAGTTGATGAGCCTGAGAGGCTGGAACATGAGCCACAGGGGCAGGAAAACGTCAAGATGGGTGCTCTTGGCGTGACCACGAGGCCACATGAATACCGCCTTCAGGTTGGGTGTAGACTTCACCTTGCGTGCTGCCAGGTTGTGGAACGGCGCATTGTGGATGGTGCGCAGCACCTTGCCGGTGGTCTTATCCTTGAGCTGCAGGAAATGGGGAAAATAATATTCGCAGAAGGCAGCATAGTCCCTCTGCAGGGAAGCAATGCGTTTCTTCCGCTCCGTCTTGCTTTCGGGAGCCATGAGCGAGGTGTCGGTAAGCGCTGCTATCTGCTTGCAGTGTTCCCGCCATGCCTCGATGGCCTGTTTCTTCTCTGATAGTGTAGCCATCCTTCTTTGCTTCTAATTATTATTGTTATACCTTAGAGTTCACAACTGAAACCATTGTTCATCTTGTCGGAGATGAAGAGATCCTGGTAATAGTTGAATGTCTTGAGGAGTTCGGGTGTGATGTTCGGGTCGGTCTGTGCGCGGAACTGCATCCACTTGCTGAAGGCCATGAACACCTCGATAGCATCCACCACGTTGGCTTTCTTGTCGAGTTTCTGGATAACGGACGAGAGTTTGGCCAATCGGTCGCCCAGTCCGGATATCTTGTCCGGGTCGCCGGATTCGTTGACCTGACTGATGAGGGTGTCGATAGTGAGGAGGAGTTTGTTGACCAGCTCCGGTCGCGTCACGTTCTTGGCAGCCCGCTGCTCTTTCCATCCCTCCGTGTTGGCCCACTTGGATATTGTTACCCTTGACACCTCAATCTGCTCGGCTATCTCTGCCTGTTCCTTACCCGCCATATAGAGGGTTCGGGCGAGGTTCTTCTTACGTTCTAATTCTGCTTTTGTCATATTCGAATGTTATTATAATGTGAATAGAAAACCACGGAGGAGCTTGATGCCCTGCGGGTTTGGTATTGCAAAATTGCGACTTTTTGGGCAATCTACAAAAATAGTGTGCAGCGGCTTCACGGAAGTGTGCAAGCATTTCATACTTTTTTGGAGGTTATGCGAAAAGTTAGTAATATTGCATCCGAAAAAAGCTTTTAAAGGTAAAAAGGACTTTTAAAGGTAAAAAGGTAAAAAAGTAAAAAGGTAAAAAGAGCCTTCTTGCTTTTAAAGGTAAAAAGGTAAAAAAGTAGAAAGGTAAAAAAGATATGAGCAAAGCTAAACGAGTAAGAATCAGTAATGAGAGCGTGAACTGCTACGGCACTCGAATCCTTACATCAGGTATCGACCTGGCGCAGTATCAGCGCAACCCGGTGCTGCTCTACATGCACGAGCGCGGCAAGGTGGTGGGCTTGGTGAAGGATCTGAAGGTGGAAGGCCAGGACGTGACTGGCGAGCTGGTCTTTGACGAGGCTACAGACCTGTCGCGACAACTGAAGAAGCAATGGGAGTTCGGCAGCGTGAAAATGGTGAGCGCGAACTTCCAGGTCTTGGAGATGAGCGACGATAAGCAGCTGCTCGCCGAGGGTCAGCAGAGACCGACGGTGACGAAATCGAAACTCATCGAGGTGAGTGTGGTAGATATTGGTGGCAATGATGACGCCATCGTGCTCACTCATGAAGGCAAGACAATCTCACTTTCAGCAGGACAGAATGCCATCGACGGCGTTCTTCCCCTATTAGATAATGTAAGTAAAACCCCATTAAAAAACAAAGAAATGGAATTAAAAGATTTAGCGATCAAGTTGGGTCTGAAGGAGACCGCAACGGAAGCAGAAGTGAATGAGAAGCTCGCAAGTCTCAGTCTTGCGGCAGGTAAGGTGACCGCCTTGGAGAACCAGGTACAGACACTCCAGGCGCAGCAACAGGCCGTGGAGTTGGCCGCTGTCACACGTGCGGTGGAAACCGCCATCGCCGAGAAGCGACTTGCTGCAGGCATGAAGGATCACTTCGTGGAACTGGGTAAGAAGTTGGGTCTGGAGCAGTTGAACCTCACCCTGTCGGCCATGCAGCCCCAGGGCAAGATTACGGCAACCCTGCATCGAACCGACAAGGGTAATATCGTGGCAGACCCACAAGACTACTCGAAGTACGAGAAGCTGAGTGCTGTGCCATCCAACGTGATGATGGACCTGCATGATAACCACCACGATGAATTCGTGCGCCTCTACCAGGCGGAGTACGGATTTGAACCTGCGTAATGTTTAAAGGTAAAAAGGTAAAAAAAGTAAAAAGGTAAAAAGAGCCTTCTTGCTTTTAAAGGTAAAAAGGTAAAAAATAAAAGATTTAGAACAATGAAAAAGAAAACAATTATCAAGATCATGACGGCATTGCTCTTCAATGCCATTGTGGGTGGAATTATCGCAACGCTGTTGGGCTGCAGCGCCATTGGCGGTGCTATCGTGGCCAGTCTCATCGCCATCGCGGTGCCTGGCTTCATGCCTGAGGATGCAGCCTATGATGGTGTGCTGACAGAGGTGTGGACAGGTGAGCTGGTCAAGGCTCTGCGTGGAAAACTGGACGCAGCATGGCTCAACGGTGTGCCCGACCAGAGTTCGATCGTGAAAAACGACGTGATTCACCTCGTGGATGTGGGTGCCGACCCACAGGTGCTTGTCAACAACACCACCTACCCATTGGACATTCAGGAGTTAGAGGACGGCGACAAGACCTTCTCGCTTGACAAGTTCCAGACCAAGGTGGTGCCAGTGACCGACGACGAGCTGTATGCTCTCAGTTACCTCAAGATGGCCCGCGTGAAGGAAAGTTGTGCCAACGCCCTGAACGATGCCAAGTATGCCAAGGCAGCCCATGCGCTCTGTCCTACGAAGAACACGGACAAGACCCCGGTGCTCGTGACTACTGGCGCAGTGGACGCCGCCACCAAGCGCATCAAGCTCTGCATTGACGACGTTGTGGCTCTGAAGCGTAAGCTCGACGCATTAGGCGTGCCTGTGACTGACCGCCGTCTGGTGCTCTGTACGGACCACGTGAACGATCTCTTGGAAACCGACCAGGCATTCAAGGAGCAGTATAACATCAACCGCAACGACGGTACCGTAGGCCGCCTCTATGGCTTCGACATCTACGAGTACGGTGCCTGTCCTACCTACAGTACTGCAGGTGTGAAGAACACCCTTGGCGCCACACCTAAGGCTGGCGAGTTCCAGTGCTCGTTCGCATTCTACGTGCCACGTGTGTTCAAGGCCACAGGCGAGACAAAGATGTACTACAGCCCTGCGGAGAGTGATCCTCAGTATCAGCGCAACTTAGTGTCTTACCGTCACTACTTCATCTGTATGCCAAAGAAGGAGGATGCCGGCGGTGTGATCTACAGCGGCTATAAGGCAGGCTAACAAGGCTTCAAATCTTCATCATATACTTAACATTAAATTCAAACGGTTAGAAAGGCGATGACAGACATGATTATGAACATCCTGCAGTGGGCTATCCCGAGCGGCGGCATAGGTGCTGCCATCGCCTGGATAGCCAATCGAAAAGTAAAGGAGGCCGAGCAGGCGAAGCGCATACACGACACCTTCAAGGAGATGTATGGCGACGTGAGCAAGGAACTCCTGGCAAAACAAAAAGAACTGAACGATGCAGCAGAAGACAATGCAAAGGCTATCGGGGAACTCAACCGCGAGAACGCCCGCACCCGCTATGCGCTCAACCGCCTCACAAGGGCTATCGAGGCTATACAGCTGTGCCCTCATCGTGCTTCTTGTCCTGTCAGCGGCGAGCTGCAGAACCAAGAAGACGGCGCTGACGCAGACGCAGGAGACACAACAGGCAAGCAGCGCAAGCCAAGACAGCAGCGTAAGCCACGACACGACGCAGACGACGAGCCAGACGAGGTCAAGCACGACGGCTGACAATCAGTGGGAACAGACGTGGCTCGTCATGCCGATAGATGGCGGCGGTTATCGCATCGAGGGACGTGGACGGTCGAAGGGGCAGAATCATACAGAGGGCGAGGAGTCAGCTGGTAGCACTTCGGTGAGTTCTTCTTCTAAAACGAATAGAACGGCATCAGAAAGCCGTTATAACGGTGTAGAAAGCGTGGAAGAGAAGAAGCCTCCCGAACGCGACTGGGCGATGTGGACGTATGCGGTTATCGGATTGATCCTAATAGTTTATTTATCAGTAATCATTAAAAAAAGAGAATAGAATATGGAACATATATTAGACGGAACCGACCTCATCCTGTCGGTGGGTGGCGGTGCGCTTGCCTTCAGTACCGGCTGTAAGATAACGACACAGACGGAGACCGGCGAGCGAGTGACCAAGGAGGCTGCGAGCGGCAAGTGGAAGGAGAAGTACGTGAAGAGCTACTCGGAGAGCATCAGCGCGGACGGCGTGGTGTGCACAGACGGAACCACGGATGCTCCTACCTACGACCAGCTGAAGGATATGCAGATAAGCGGCAAGCCTGTAGACGTGACGTACAACGTGCGCGAGGCAGGCAGCCGTTCGGGCAAAACAGCCGGTGGCTACAAGGGTAAGTTTATCATCACCTCGCTGGACCTCGACGCCCAGGCAGGCGACGACTCGAAGTACTCCATCCAGCTGGAGAACTGCGGCAAGGTGGAGAAACAGACAACAGGTCTGCAGGCGACGGCTGTGGCGAGCCAGTCGGATAGTGGTGTAAAATCTGTGAAGTAACGTGGTTATGAATAAGGAAATGTATATCACTATCGGCGGCGTGGAGTTGCCCTGCCGCCTGACGATGGGCGCCATGCTGCTGTATAAGCGCAACATGCAGAAGGACGTGAGCCAGATGAGCGGTGACGACATCGAGGAGCTTCTGATGTTTATGTGGTGCTGCGTGAAGTGTGCTTGCAAGGCCGACGGTGTAGACTTCGAGACGGACTTTGAGACGTTCTGCTGCCAGATTACTCCCGACGACCTGAACGCCTGGAACGAGGCGATGGCACAGACGGGTGAAGATAAAAAAAAATAGCCGGCGAAGCTTCGTCGGCTGATGGCTGCGAATATGAGCCCACGGATGTGGAGCATCTGCAGGGCGTAGCGATGGGGTGTATGGGTATGAGCAAGGATGACTTCTGCCGATGCACCCCTTCTGAGTTCTATGCGGCGTATGACGCATGGTGGCAACGGGAGACGGACCTGGAGCGTGGCAGGTGGGAGCGTATGCGGATGCAGTGCCTATGCTCTCTGCAGCCCTACTCGAAGAAGCAGCTGAGGGCGCAGGACTTCATGAAGTTCCCATGGGAAAGTGAAGAGCAGAAGGCAACATCTTGCCGGAGCCGGCAAAATGATCAGAGCCGTGAGGAAATCATGGAACGGTACAGGGAGGCTAAGAAGCGAGCGGGGGTAAAATGAAATTATATATTATCATCCTGGCAGAGCATAATCACCCACAACATGGTGCTTATAAACATAGTGATACCACACAGAATCAATAAATCGGAAGCCCAGCCTGGCGCTTTTGCCCCCATAACCCAGTCGCAGAGAACCAGTCCTATAATGAAGCTTGCGACGGCAATCCAGCCGCAGACGGTTCTGTCTTTCATCGGTGTAACTTTATATTCTGCCATAATGATGTTTAAATAATAACACGCTGCAAATATAGTAAAAAGAATCGAATAATCAAAATTATAAAGCAAAAAGTATGGCCAACGAGGTAAGATTTAACATTCGGCTCAATATTGACGGCAAGGAAAAGGTTGTGACGGCTACTACGGCTGTCGATAATCTGCGCCGTGTTGCTGACAGCGCAAAGGGGGCTGCCGGTGCGCTGCAAGAGCAGCTCATCAATACCAATCAGATAGTGGAGAAATGGAACAATGTCTCCAATGCTATCGGACAACTCTCGTCTGTACTAAATGATATTACCGCTGAAAGCCGCAGCTTCGGTGGTGCCATGGCGGCTGCCAACACCATGGCAGGAAAGAGCGGCGAGGACTTCGTCAAGTTGAAAGACCAGGTGGCCGAACTCTCCCACGAGGTTCCTGTTGCCCGAGACAAGTTGGCAAATGGTCTTTATCAGGTTATTTCCAACGGTGTGCCAGAGAATAACTGGATAACGTTCCTTAATAAGTCGGCCCGCGCCTCTGTGGCTGGTATTGCAGACCTTGAGGAAACGGTGAAGGTGACCTCCACTATCATCAAGAACTATGGATTAGACTGGGAGGCTGCAGGCTCCATTCAGGACAAGATACAGCTCACGGCCAAGAATGGTGTTACGAGCTTTGAGCAGTTGGCGCAAGCCTTGCCACGTGTCACCTCTCAGGCTGCCACCCTTGGCGTGAGCGTGGATGAGCTGATGGCGACCTTCAGCACACTGACGGGCGTGAGCGGTGATACTGCCGAGGTGAGCACGCAGTTGGCGGCTATATTCACCGCTCTTATCAAGCCATCGAGCGAGGCTGCAGAGATGGCGCAACAGATGGGCATCCAGTTTGACGCGGCTGCCATCAAGGCTGCAGGCGGCATGGAGCAGTTCCTTCAGCAACTCGGAAAGAGTGTGCGGGAGTACTCGAAATCGAGTGGAGTTCTGGAGCAGGAGGTGTATGGCAAACTTTTCGGAAGCGCAGAGAGTCTGCGCGCCCTCACGCCGCTGATGGGTAACCTGTCGGATAAATTCAGCGAAAACGTGAGCAGCATGAAGGACAGCGCAGGAACTATTGATAATGCATTTGATACCGTGGCACACACGGGAAGTTCAACCTTACAGATGCTCAATAATAAGTTGGGAGAATGTTCTGACACGCTGCAGAAGTCTATCGGCAACGTGCTGCCTTATATCAGTATATCCGCACAGATGGCTATGTTCGCAGCTTCTGTAGTGTCATTATCGAAGACGTTTAATATCTTGGCAGTGTCAGCCAAGTTGGCGAGAACAGTGATAGCGATGTTTTCCCCTATTGTAGAAGTATGTTCAGCCACCATGCGAGGGGCAGCTGTGAGTGCTGAGACTTTAAGACACGCAATTCGTAGTTTGATGATATCTACAGTTGTAGGTATCGCTATTGTGGTTCTTACTGAAATTATCGATCATCTCATAAATAAAAATACTCAGGCTGCGGATAGTGCAAAAAATATGGCGAGCGAAGAAGCCAAAGCTGCCGATGCTGTACAGAGTGCCTACGACAGCACACTAAAGAGTACTTATGCCAATCTGATTATGAAATACGAACAGCTGAAAGATGGCTGGAAGAACCTGCGCAGTGAGCATGAAAAAACCGCATGGATAAAAAACAATCAGTCGGCCTTTGCCGAGCTGAAGATCAAGGTGAACGGAGTGGCTGATGCTGAAAACATATTTCGGAAGAATACAGGTGCTGTGGTGGAAGCCTTTACCCGAAGAGCGCAGGCTGCCGCCTATGCTGCCAAGTTGACCCAACTGTATCAGAAGCAGATTGGCCTTGTAGAGCAGAAGAATAAGGTTGTACAGAATATAGCTAATGATGCCAAAAAAGGCGGAAGACATGCTAAGGAAGGGGATGTTGTGCCTGAAAGCTGGCGAAGCGAAAGATACGGAAAAGTTGGTAATGACGGGCAGTGGCGGTTCACCAAGGTGGGTGCAGAGCGGTATAATGGCACCAACGTTTCGGGCGACAAACAAGTGGCCAAGATTGATAATTCCATTAATAATCTATCTAAGCAGATAGAAGACACAAAGAAGCAAATGGCTTCAGCTGCCAATAGCAACGGGTGGATAGATACGGGCAAAATAACTTCCGGCACAGGTGGCACAGGCGGCAGAGCCGGAAGTGGCGGAACTACCAACCATACCCCGACTGTGACCAACCAAGAGGACGACCCGCAGAAGGGAAGTATCGACTGGTACACGAAAGTCATTGACGAGAAAAAGAGACAGCTTAGCGCCACTGCCAACGAGGCAACCGCCAAGTCGCTCAACAACGAGATGGAGGCGCTACAGCGCGACCTCTACTTCCTGAAGGTACGCATAGGCGTGGAGGTTCCGCCTCCCATAGAGGTAAAGAAAGCTATCAAGCCCATGGCAGAACAGATACAGGAGTCGTTCGATGATATGCAGAAATATCTGAAGGAGCACCCTCTGCAGGTGCAGGCCGACCCCAAGCGCTTGGAGAAGCTGACGCAGAAGATGAAAGACTTCGAAAAGATTAAAGGTCTGGGCAATATAGATCTGGGCAACTTTGAGAGCGTGGAGAAGGCGATGACAGATATCCAGGGCATAGCCAACCCAACGGCACAGGGCTTCGCTGCAGCCGGCACTGCCTGTCAGGCTCTGGGTGGTGCCATGCAGCAGTTGGGTGGCGACTCGGCAGCAGCCAAGGCAGGCTTGGTGATGGCAGCCATCGGACAATTAGCGCTGTCGTTGGCCACAGCGATGACCAGTGCTGCTAAGCAGAGCTGGATAACATGGTTAGCCTTCGGAATATCGGGTACAGCGCAACTCGTGAGCATGGTGGCGACAATCAGCCAGTTTGCCACAGGTGGTATCGTGGGCGGCAACAGCAAGAGCGGCGACCGAGTACTGGCTCGTGTGAACTCTGGCGAGATGATACTGAACGCAGCCCAGCAGGCCCAACTCTTCGCCATCGCCAACGGAAGGATGCAGCCCACGGTGAACACGGACGTCCTGGCAGGACTGATGGCAGGAGGCGCAGGAGGCGTGAAGGCCGGCAGCGTGGTGGGCAAGATAAGAGGCAGGGACATCGTACTGGTGACCGCCAACGAGACCCGCCAGATGCGCCGTAGGTCGAACATCAAGATCTGATTGAAAGGTAAAAAGGTAAAAAAGTAAAAAGGTAAAAAGAGCCTTCTTGCTGATTGAAAGGTAAAAAAGTAAAAAAAACAGATATGTATATACACGGAAGTTACTATAACGAGAGAGACGTGGAGGTGAAGGTGGAGATACTGACCCACGGCGACCGCACGAAGGAGGTGGAGATAGGTGGCGAGGGAAGCGACATCAGCTGGAGCGAGGACCCTGTGGAGACGAGCACACAGGTGAACGACAGCTTCGACGTACTGCTGATGAGTCAGGCGAGCGTGAGGCTGCTGTGCCGCAACTACGTGGCAGACTTCTTCTGCTCGTCGTGCCGCGACGCGGTGGTGAACATCTATGAGGGTGGTCGCTGTGTGTTTGCCGGCTACGTGGAGCCTCAGGCGTTCTCGCAAGGCTACAATGAGGTGTGGGACGAGGTGGAGCTGACGTGTGTGGACGCACTGGGTGCACTACAATACAGCACCTATCGGAACGTGGGCACCGCAGGCTCGTCGTATGAGAGCGTGAAGCTGCAGGCCAGCCAGCGCAGCTTCCATGACATCGTGAGCGAGATACTGACGGGGGTGACGGAGAACCTGGATATATCGGGCGGCAGAAAGACGGTCGTGCTGTACGACGGGTCGAAGGCCATCGACGCTACCGATGCCCGCCGCTACTCCATCCTGGACGACCTAAGCATCAGTGAGCTGCTCTTTCTTGGCGACGAGGAGGACGACGTGTGGACACAGGAGGACGTGTTGAGCGAGGTGCTGCGCTATCTTAATCTTCACATCGTGCAGGACGGCTGGAGGATGTACGTCTTCAGTTGGGAGACGATAAGAGCTGGCAAGACTACGATATGGCACAATATAGAGGTTGGCCAGAGAGCTATACGGACCATGCCGAAGAAGGTGACGGTGGAGACGGCCATCGTGGCAGACTGCGACACACAGATAAGCATCGGCGAGACCTACAACCAACTGCTGCTGACGGCGAGCGTGACGAAGACAGAGGAACTGGTGGACGACCCGCTGGACAGCGACTCGCTGGAGAGTGTGTACGGCAGGCGCCAGCTGCTGCTGACGGAGTATAGTGCCGACGGCGAGGGCTGGGCTGCGTATGACGGTATCGTAGATATGGTGACGAACGAGGGTAAGACAACTTACGACGGTGCGAAGGTGACCGACTGGTTCGCACTGGTGAAGAATCATCCCCGATGGACCTTCTATGCGCCCGACGGCAGGAACATGCTGGAGCTGACAAGCGGAACAGACCAGACACAGCTGATAGACATGCTGGGCAAGATGATGTGTGCGGCGCTGATAGTGAGCACGGGTAAGGTGCAGAAAAGAGGCGACGGCTCGGACAACTCGCCCACGGCAAGCATCAGCATGACCGACTACATGGTGATAACGACCAACGGCAACGGCAAGGACACAGAGGGTGAGTACCGGCCATCGGCAGACGACATCAAGAACGCCATACCCTGCGCAGAGTATACGGGCAACGTGGCGGGCGGTGTGCTGTCGCCAGCCGACCCGATGGTGACCAACTATATAGTGATATCGGGCAAGATGGTGCTGAATCCGCTGATGAAGATGACGGACTACTGTACGAAGCTCTACGACAGATTCCTGTACGAGCAGGAACATCCGCAGCTGTTCCCCGGTTATTGGCACAAGACGGTACCGAGCCGCAACAACAGCGACGGCAGATACTACACCCGTAAGCACTGGCACGAGGAGGTGGCAGCGATAACGGGCAGCGCCTGGAATAAGGGACCCGATATAGAGGGAAACCCAGGCTTCATACCCTACACGGCAGAAGGTCCGCAGGAGTACGAGTATCAGTACAGTGCGTATGGTGACCGCACAGACAAGCTGTCGAAGGTGCCCATCCTGGCGTGTATGCTCATCGTGGGCGACAAGTGCGTGGTGGAGAAGGCTCCTGGCGAGAAGCTCGGCACGGACACAGCGGGTACTGGCAACGGCGAGAAGCAGGACTACGTGTGGCAGAAGTACAAGACCAGGGCCGAGTGCAGCAGTGATGACGAATACTACGCACAGAGCTTCACCATCGGTGTAGACCCGAAGATAGGCGACAAGATGGTGGGTACGGTGTTCGACGTGCAGAACAACGTGTGGTACTACGACGGCATAGACGCAGAAGGCACTGCCATCCCTGTGAGGTATGAGGACAAGGTGAGCGGACAGGTGAAATTCATTATCCTCGGACCTGTGAACATTACATGGGAGGAAATCGTAAGGCGGCACCCCTCGTTCTGGCGGCACACGAAATGGTCGACCCGCAGCGTGCCGCTCCTGGCGCACACCTCGTCGATCATGGTGGAGAAGTTCGAGGTGAAGGTGGTGAGCGATAACGGTAAGGCTGAGGTGCCAGCTGGCGACAGCGACATCGTGTATATGAGCGACACGCAGGAGGCCTTCGTCAACAAGAAGGATGACCTGGAGTTCAAGATCACGACCGCACTGACTGCCGCCGACTGCAAGAAACTGGGTGTGGGCAACAGTGTATTCCTCTCTTCTCCGCTATGTACAGCTACTTCGACACCGCTGCTCTCGATATACAACAGGCGGACACAGGAACAGGCGAAGCCAGAACAGCACTACGTGAACGACTACTGGGAGGAATGGCACAAGCCGAAGGTGCTGATGGAACAGAACTTTATGGACGAAGGCGGCACGGTGTCGCTTTTCAACCTCTACCGGCATCCTGCCATCGGCAAGACCTTCGCCGTACAGGGTATCAGTCGCAATCTGACAGAAGGTACCGCACAGGTGACGATGAAGGAGACCGATTGAAAGGTAAAAAGGTAAAAAAGTAAAAAGGGCCTTCTTGCTTTTAAAGGTAAAAAAGTAAAAAGAGGCTTATTGCTTTAGAAAGAGTTTAGAACAACATTCAAATCGTGTTAGAATATGATTAAAACGAAGATATACACCAAGCCCAAGAACACGGGCGCATCGGGCGGCAGTACAACCAGGGTGACCCGCCTGCAAGGTATTGTGACAGAAGCCGAATATGCCAGCAAGGCTGGGCGCGCGTCTGAGGCAGACAAGGCTAAGGAGGCAGGCAGCGCACAGTATGCAGAGCAGGCTGGACATGCCGGCACTGCAGGTTATGCCACGAAGGCTGGAGAGGTGGACCTCTCGGCAGAGGCGCTCGATCACTTCGCACGCAAGGATCAGGACGAGACCTTTAAGGGAAAGGTAGGTTTCGAGAAAGATGTGAATTTCGATGGCGCAGCTCTCTTTGCCGATGTGGTGGCAATACTGAAGAAGCTGAAGGCACAGGGCGGCATCGAGACCGACGATGTGCGCTCAGCTAACTACGATGAGGATACGCAGCAGGGCTTCGGGCTGTTGCGCACGAAGAACGGCGGCTATCGCCTGTCGCTGAGCGAGCTGGAGGTGTGGTGTAAGGCGATCTTCCACGAGCTCGAGATACGCAAGTTGAGTTATGCTGGTGGTAACGTCTATCTTTCGGGCGCAGGCTCGAAAATTGTGCACGTGGAAGAGCAATACTCCGCATCGGGTGTTGTGACAGGCTGGAAGTGTTATCTCTTGGCAGATGATGGCAGTACGGCGACGCAAAACCTGTGGCGCGTGAAAGACCAAGCACGCTGTCAAAGCTTCAATATCCTCGAAGGGAAACACGAGGGCGTGAGCAATAAGAGCTACTGGCGACTGGTGACAGAGGTGAGTACTCAGCCTGTGACCATCACGGCTGCAGACGGTACGGCGCTGTATGGTGGAAGACTGTTTGACTGGGTGACATTGTCGGCAACCGACTGCATGACGGGCAGCGACACGCCAACAGCTGGCGACACTATCGTGCTCGATGGCGCCAGTGAGGATGCAACACGTCAAGGAGTATTGATGCTTGAGAGTACTGGCAATGGTACACCTCGCATAGTGGGTCTGCGAGGCGTTAACTCATATTCGCATGAGGGCAAGGAGGTATTCGTGCTCTCGCCTGACGGATCAAAGATCGTAAGCTCAGCCATCGAATGGGTATCGAGTGTTGGTGACACGATACACCTCGTTAATTACAGAGGCGAGTGGCAGAATGACGTGAGTTACAGCTATTACGACCAGGTGAACCACGATAACGCACTGTGGACTTGCGTCAACCCCAACGGCTGCAACTCGGAGCCGAAAGACGGAACTTCGGACTGGCAGAAGGTGCTGTCGGGAGAAAAAGGAGAACAGGGGGCGCAGGGACCTAAAGGAGAAACAGGTGTCCAGGGACCTCAGGGCGAGAAGGGTGATGATGCTGTTGTCTACACCCTTGAGGCATCCCCGAGCTATATCAGGCTTAGTTCTGATGGAAGTATCGACTACACGAATGGATATATCGATAAGGGCGATGAATATGGGAGCGACAAATATCTTGTAGTTAGAGGCTATAAGATGGTGAAAGGCGTGAGAGACAATCGCTTTTCAACGGAAGAAAGTCCAGTTACCTTACGACTCACCATTAACGACGGAAGTGCGTATAGCGAATATACTCCATCTGACCACGATTCTGTTTCCATCGACTTCGAACCTAAGTACGAGGATAGCTATTACAGCATGTTGCAAGAGATAAGTCATTCGGGGCTAAATTCGGTAAGAGTTGATATGTGCGAGGGAAGCGAATATAATCCAAACAAAATTCTCGCTACCTGTGACATACCTATCATTCGGAACGGTAAGGATGGACAGAAGGGTGACCAAGGCGAAAAGGGAGAACAGGGCATTAAAGGAGATAAAGGAGAAGATGGAGCAAAAGGAACTGACGGCATAAGCATTCTTATCGAGCGTCCTTTGGTCTTTGACACTGACGATACAGGAAGAGTTCCTTCGTCTGTGTTGCAGAGCAGGAAGGCTGTTGTGAGAGTGATGCGAGGCGGTACGAATGTATCAGACCTGACTAAGTATCTGATTGTAGATAATGCGGTATATTGCTCTGCTGTAGCATCTGTCAAGACTGATCCAGATTCGGGTAGCTATATAGAGGTGCAGCTCAATTCTATTTCTGACGTGAAGACTGAAGCTGGCTATGTATCTGCCCCATGCGGTTTTGTCGTGTTGCTATTTATGTTTGCAGATAATCCTTATCGTGCGCAAGTGCCTTTCACGGTGAATATTGCTAAGTATATGGGCAGCGTGAAGGCTACGGCAAATCAGTATCAGTCTCAATTTGAGAAATTGGAGAACGACCTCAAAAAAAACAATCCTACCGTTCTCAAAGCCTACACATCTACTATCAAGCAGACAGCGAAGGAGATTACTCTCAGTGTGACTCAGAGCCAGCAAGGACGGCACAACCTACTGCGAGATACGGCGCTGACGAGACGAGGGGGAATAGCGTACTCGGACGACCTCTTTCAGCCTACGATAACACAGGGCGTGAATGGGCATAATGCCATCCGCTTCTCGGTGACTGGTGACGGAACGCCTCAGTACAATGGACTTTTCTGGGGACAGAACGTCAACGGCATCGCTGTAAAGAAGAACACCGACTACACTTTCTCGGCATGGATCAAGTGCGACACAAAGGACTTACTGGTTCTTTCGGAGGTGTTCAAGATGGCTGCGCTGAATGGCGATAGAGGGGACAGAATTACTGCCACCTCAGGTAACATGCAGTGGCAGATAAAGGAGAACGAGGTGAATCAGTGGAGGCAGGTGAACTACACTTTCAACTCGGGCGACGCAGAGTTTATCGAGGTGAATATCTTTGTCTACAATGGCATAACCGTGGACGGAACATTTGGTTATACTGCCTCTGGTAATGGATGGATATGTATGCCGATGTTGGAGGAAGGAAGCGAGTACACAGGCTGGACTCCTGCGGAAACGGACTACGAATATGTGGGAGGAAACCTTTTGGAGGACACGATGACACTGACCAGATCGTCTGACAAAAGCAATCTCCAGCTTGCCAGCGGACTGATTATGTTTGAAAAATACGAAGGCTGCTACGGTATATTGTACAACAAAAACAACTCGGCAGAGTCTCTGTTCACAGAAGCCTTGCAATATAAATTTCCAACAACAGCTACCCTTTCTGGGCAGGCGAGAATAGTAAAGAAGCAGGACTATGTGTTCTCCTTCGTCGCCAAGGGCAGCGGGAACATCAACGTTTTTCTCTATGGAGACAGCGTACATGCAAATGTATATACAGAAACCTGCGAAGGAAACGAATATACGGACGGCAGGGTTGACGGATACGCACAGCTCGCACTCACCTCGACCTATAAGCGGTACTGGGTACATTGGCGAATAGAGGACTATACTGGCGAGGGAGCAGAGGTAATTCCAGACAAGGTGCTGATACGTGTTCCAGGAGATACTGAGGCTTGGGTGACAAAGCCGAAGCTGGAGGAAGGTGCACAGCTCACTGATTATACAGAACGGAAGACCGACCTTATAGACAGAGCCACAGCCAAGGCGGCAGGACTTGAGATTACGTCGAGCGGAGTAACTCTGTATGGCGAGAAAATCAAGGTGGAGAACACGCTCTCTACTGGTCAGACTACGACAGCCGCACTCTTTTCAGACGGAGCCATCAATGCGGCTCTGATACTGGCGCAGATGCTTACATCGCAAGGACTCAACGGACAGATGGTAAGGATAGCCGATGGCCTTATCAATATCTACGGCAAGGCAGGAACTGCAAACATCCGCTTCGGTCTGAACAGTTCGGGACAGGCCGTGCTGTCGTACTACGACGACAACGGAAACTTTCTCTACGACCTCGGCCCTGCTGGTGTCGCCTCACTAAGCAAGACCGACGCGAAGATAACTTCTGCGCAATATATCAAAGCAGAGGACGCAGGACTGACGACTCCGCTCGGAGAGAATGTTGACCTGCCGTGGGCTGACACCACCAAGACGTGGTACACGGCAACGAAGGACAACAACTACATTCTTTTCGTTAAGGGTGCGACGGGAAAAACGACAACCCTGTATCGTTACTCAGCACCAAGGGTGAACGGAAAGATAGTAGCCGATTCGGCCAACGGATTGGGTACCTACGGCCTTGCGAGTGCAGCCGACGGAAGGACGTTTACGAGCCGCACAATGGTGAAGAATGGTGCGCTGACAAATCTTGCGGATGGCGTGTTCCTTACTGCGGATGCTAAAGCCTACGACAACACAAAGCTGGTGCCTGCCATCAAGAAGGGACAGAGCGTGACAAGGCCATCCTTCTATGTACAGATAGCTTCCTTTAACGCAAAGTTCACGACACTCGGATTGCTCGGAAAAATCTATTCAATACAGACAGACATCACTTTCGGTAATCTTGACACAGGAATAAAGAGCAACGATAAATACTAACGGATATGATAACATATAAGGAATTGTATGCTACGCCTTTGGAAACGAAGGTTGCGACATGGAAAAATAATGAGGTGCGTCTTGCTGTGAACGAACGCAAGACAGAAGACGGTGAGTATCTGTATGACTGCGTGCTGCTTGGCATGAATACCGATGCGGAGCCTACTGAAGAACAGCTGACAGAGGCTCTGAGAAACAAGTGCATCGAGCAGATAACGGAGTACGATAAGAGCGCAGATGTGAATACGTTTTATCTCAACGACGAGGCTCACTGGCTCGACTTCGAGACAAGAGACAGCGTGTATCAGGGCAACGAGCGACTGAGACGAATGGGGAGAACGGAAACGACCCTGTGGCTCGACGGCGAGTGTTATACCCTGCCTATTGAAACAGCTCAAGACCTTATCAGCAAGATAGAAGTCTACGCCAAAGACTGCTACAATGTTACGCAGGCCCATCTTGACAAGGTTGTGGAGCTACAGACGATAGACGCATTGATAGCCTATGATATTACGGCAGGTTATCCCGAAAAAGTACGACTAACAATTTAATTTATAATATGAGAAAAATTGAAAGAATTTTTGTGCACTGTACGGCTGGTTCGCAGAGTCAGTCTATAGATGATCTGAAGGCAGAGTTCCACAGAAAAGGCTGGAAATCTCCCGGTTATCATTATGTAATCTCCCCTGACGGAGGTTTTCATCAACTTCTACCTATCGAGCAGGTGAGCAACGGAGTGCAGGGTTATAACAGCACCGCTGTTAATGTTGCCTATATCGGGGGCGTCGATTCTCACGGGAATCCTGTCGATAACCGTACAGTAGAGCAGAAGGAGGTACTTGTTGATCTCCTGCGTAAATTACACAAAATATTTCCTTCCGCTCAGATTCTTGGCCACCGCGACATCTGGGGACCGGATAAAAACAAGTGGAAAAAGATGTGTCCCTGCTTCGATGCTGCTGCGGAGTATAAGAACCTGTAGTTTTATTCCTCCTCGTTAATATAATAATCCCCTCCTAACATAGTTATAATCAAATTATAATGATGTTAGGAGGGGATTATTGAAAATATACGCTTCGTTTTGCGAATTGAACATTTCGTTTTACAAAACGCTAACATTTCGTTTTGCGGATTATATATATTCAAAAAAAATAAATATGGAAAAGATCATAGAATTGTCAGCTTCTCAACTAATGGAAATTAATGAAGGAGGAATGAAAGATAAAATTGTTAAATATTTCGTTAGTTTGCTTGCAGATTATTTAGTTGGTACTCCTGACGATCTTAAGCAAGGTTATAATGACGGATTAAAAAGAAAATAATTATGAAATGTAACAATTATTTAAAAGAGTTAGATGAGCAAGAGCTCAAGTCTATCAACGCTGGTGAAAAAGGCTCATTGCTTGCATCTTGATCTGGCAAGAATATGGTGAACTCGGTATATTTTCCGAGTTCACTATCTACAGTTACCATACCGTGATGTGCCTCTAATACATGAAGAACATAGTTTAGGCCTAACCCAAATCCAGAAGCACCACCTTTAGTAAATGTGCGTTTAGAAGCGGAAGCTCGTTCAAATTTATCAAAGATAATTTGTTGGTCTTCTCTGGATATGCCCATGCCATTATCCTTCACCCGGATATTTACACCATTTTCTACTCTATAAGAAGTAATTTCTATATAAACTGTGCTTTTAGAATATTTTATAGAGTTGTCTATTAGGTTATAAAAGACTTCATTTAAATATTCTTCGTCTGCAAACACCAGTGATTCATTTATAATATTTTTGAATGTAATATTTTTCTGTGAGTTTACTTCAAAATTACCTTCTATATTATTTAATAGTTGTTCTAAGTTTATAATAGTCTTATTTAATATAAGTTTTCCTGATTCAAACTTAGAAATAGTAAGGATTCTATTTATTAATTGATACAAATGTTTATTTTCATTTCTTATAACTGTTAGATATTTTGTTCTCAACTTTTTATTTTCTCCAACAGAAGGAACAGTAAGAGTATTAATCCCCATACTAATAGTTGACAATGGAGTTTTCATATCATGTATCATAGCATAACTAAAATCCTTTTGTATTCTTGCATTTTTTTGTTGGGTTCGAATAATTGCAACTTGCTTTATAATACATGTAAATGCTAAAATGCAGAGAATGAAGCTTATAAAAATTAGAAGTCCAAGTTCATGAAAGTATAAGGAAATAGGATTTGCAAATTCTATTTGAATGCCTTGTGAACCATCTATCCTTGTCGGGATAATTTCTGATTTTATAGCCCCAATCTTAGTTGTATAAAAGCTGTTATTTTTATATACTATTGACTTTTTCTTATTAGTTACTTTATATAGTATATAAGTATTAGGCATGTTAGTTTGCTTGATATTTCGACTGAGTATCTTTGTTAATTGATGAAAATTGATATCTTTATGGCACAAGTTGAATATGCCATTATTGATGTATTCATAATTATCGTATTTCGGATTCGGGTTATTAGAACCTTGTATTTGAGCATCTGGTGGGATATTTACAAATCTGCCGTCTAACTCCTTAAAGAGACATTGAATAAAAAAAGCGTTTACATCCGCTGTCAACTTATTTACAGCCACACTGAAAGAATTATACAACCATATCGTTTGCAATAAAAACACAGCAAATATAGTGGCAATAGTAATATTTTTATAGCCGTCAACTTTCATTTTTTGCAAAAATACAAATAAAATCTAACATAAACCTAAGAAACATCTAACATTTAATATTTTTAAAACTTTATACATTTGCAATCGAAAATAACAAACAACAAAAATAATGAGAACAGAAATAAGAAATTTGACCATAGAAGAGTGTTTATCTTCACTTGGTGGTGCTGGTGGTGAGAGAAAAGTATACTATAAGTTAATAAATGGAAAACTTTATCCATTTTATTACCATGATTAAATGTATACTATTAATGTAATAATTAACATAAAAACTTAAAATTATGAAGAAGTTGGAAGAAATGGGACTTGTCCCTTTAAGCAAGAAAGAGAGTGTTGAACACGATGGTGGCAATGACAAGCCTGTCTTCAAAGGTATTAAACCTGGCGATGTCATCGTATGTTGCATCAATATTCCTCCTGTGAAATTACCTGGGGATGGAATATTTGGTATTGGCTAATCTATAAATGAAAAAGTTGGAAATAAAAGACTACAAGTTGGTCAAAGTTAAGGACAAACAATACGTATTCCTAACAGGAAGTCAAGAAGTGTTGGAAATCCAAAATCCTTTATTGGAAGAATACTTTGACTCGACTTGTAGTTGGAATGAGAATGCCACACATGAGGAGAAGTTCGATAAGCTTACCTCTGCTCTTATCGCAATGAGAGATAATGTGCATATTCGAGAAGAAACCGAAACTATTCCACAACAGGTGATGTTGACATTCAATACGACCCATGCTTGCAACATGGCTTGTCGATATTGTTTTGCTTTTACGAAGGAAAAGCATATTGAACCGATGTCTATCCACGTTGCAGAAAAGGCGATAAAAAACTTGTTGAAGGATTTTCCAAATACCAAACGTTATCTCTTCTATTTCTTTGGTGGAGAGCCCTTATTATGTAAGGACTTCATAAGAGAAACTGTAAGAAGAATAGAGGAAAGGTTTAAGGAGTATCCAGGCAAAGATTTTGCGTTTCTGCTCAATACAAATGGATTACTACTCAATGACAAAGACTTGTTAGCGCTTTTCAAGGAAAAAGACTTTACCATTACTATAAGTCTTGATGGGCCACAAGAAGTAAATGACCAAAATCGTTTGTTGGTTTCTGGTCAAGGCTCATTTAAACGAATAATGGCAAACATAGAACTGTTGAGACAGGCAAACATTAAGTTTAATCTCAGAGCTACAATAAGCCCAAGAAACCAGAACTTACTTGGTACGTTTCAGTTCTTTGAAAACCTCGCAATTCCTTATGCCTACGCCTTTACCATAAGTGCTAATGAAAAGAATGAGGCAGAAACAAAGATAGACAAAAAAACTTGGGAAAGAATGCAAGTGGATTATCTGCAAGTATTCAATTTCCTAACAGACAAACTTCTTCGTAAGGAGGAAGTATTCTGTATGGACTTCAAGCAGAAGCTATCTATCCTGTCTCAAAAAACGATAAGGACGCATGGATGTGAAGCTGGCAGAGCAAACTTTCTGGTAGATGAGCAAGGACGATATTTCGCATGTCAAAATATGTTGCCATACCAAATTACCATAGGAGATATCGAAAGAGGTATCTTATTATCAAAGCAAGACATCTACAAGTCCCAGTTCATTTTGAACTTAGAAAAATGCCAGCAATGCTGGGCTCGTTATCTTTGTGGTGGCGGTTGTCAAACAGAACGCATTCATAATGCTCCTTCATTTATGATGCATTGCAAAATTCATCTTTTAGAATGGGAACAAATATTAGCGGCATACATCAAAATAAAGAAATTCTGAAAAAGACTTCTTTTTATGTGGTTTAATCTACCACTTATGGAGATTCTAAATACAAAATATAATATTTAATTATGGCATCTTTTTGGGCACCTTTGAAATCAACAACTCCGAAATGGTGGTTAATTACAGCATTGCTTATCATCGATACTATTGTATCATTATTCGCCTTGCAGTTTTTAACCTCTGCAATTAGTTTCATAGCAATGATTCTAATAGGAGGATTAATTTGTTTTTTCTTATATTGTTTATATTTTAAATTATTTGAAAAATGAAAAAGTTTAGAAAAATATTTTGTCGTTAAAACGATGAATTCTATTCGCCTTGAATACGATGGCGTATAATGATATAAAGCTATATGCGTATCCCTTCGAACCAATCTCTTCTTCCTCGTCAATGCTACTAAATACTTTTCCAATAAAGTAAAGGTCGGAGTTTTAGACATTAGCCGAGTTGTCGGTAGACGAAATGACAACTACGGAAGGAGGGGGTGTTGAAGCAGGATTAATTTTACTGCTTTTGATAGCAGGTACACAAAAGGCTTTCTAAGTTAAGTACTTAAGGGATGCAACGGTATAATAATATCGGTACATCCCTGTGGATATAACAGCAACATGAGAGAAATACTCGCTTTTTGGAAGGAGCTTGCAAATCGAAAAAATCCTCCGAATGGAGTGAGTTTCTCAGATTTTATTTGTACTTTTGCTAAGTCTTTCTGAGTTTCATTTATTATTAAATGCAACACTAAGATAAGTAAAATTTCTGACATGGCAAAGTCTTGAGTAACACGTTACGGCTATTGTATAACTCAACAAACATTTCATTATGACTGCAATGATTAAAACTCTTACACCAGAGGAAAAACTGAATGTGAATGGTGGATGGTGGCAAGTTGTTAGCGTAACCATTCTCTTAGATGCTCTTCTTTCAGAACTCAATGTTTATGTAACTTATTAATTGACAGCTCTCACGTACTGCCCTTTCGCATTTCGCTCTTTCAGCGCAAAGGAAAGTTTCTATTAATATAATCAATAAGACACCTATGTTACATATCGTAAACAAAATCAAAGAAAAGCCAAAAATCTTATTTATATGTGTTGGTCTTGTACTGCTTTTACTTTGTATATTCTTGAACTTTATATATAGACCATATGCTTATTCCAGACATTTAAGTGATTTTCATATTGCAGATAGCTACACCAGTTTTTTAGGAGTCCCTATGGGAGTGTGTTACATACAGGGATGTCTTCGTGCTCATAAGCAACAATCCTTTGTTGGAAGTATATTAGAATCCATGTTAATTCTTATAGGCTTTGAATTCGTCGATGCGTTTTTCACTAAAAAGAACGCCTAAAAAGGCAAAAAATAGCAAAATAGAGCATTTGGTTTGAGTTTCAAGTGGTTGTGGCAGTCGTTGGCTTTAGTTGGCAGTGACAAGGAAATGAG